CATTTTCCGTACCTGAACCGGGTGCTTTGTCAAAAGTAAAATTCCTGTCATCAATATCATACACGTAATCAATTTCACTTTCGTCAAGGCTTTGCGTGCCCTCAGCACCTCCCTTTACATAACTGCCGTCCACAGTCACCAAAGGGTTGTGAGGCTTATACGTGGTTTGGAATTCTTTTGTGCTGCCGTCGCCGCTGAACTCCTCGCTCAGCCGTACCGGGCGTTTTCCTCCAAACACGATAGCATTGTTTACAATCTTGTCCTTGTTCGGCGTAGTACTATACCTTTTAACCTGGTCACCTTCCTCAAGTGTGACACTGCTGCTGTCATAACCCTGCGGTTCAAAATGCAGATCCTTATTCACATCTACATAGAACTGGTAGTCCACACGGTCAGCTAGGAACTGTATAATGTCGAAAAGGCTTTCATAGGCCGCACGGTAAGCATTCACTGTTTCACCCGGTGCCTGCACATTACTGGTGGAAAGTTCTGGTGCGTACTTCTGGATTAAGTCCTTGATAATGTACTCAACTGTTTCATCAAGGTAGATTTCCGGTGCTTTCCGGTTATGAAGTATCTGGCCGTAGTCCTTTCCGTCAATACTTATCACGTTACCATCGTTCGTAAGCTGTTTTTCCTGCTTTGTAACAAAACCTGCAAGCACCTTTGTCAAATTACTCCTGTCATAACCTAGTTCGATCACTATTTCATCGTTTACGTTGATGTTGCTGTACTGGTTATCCGTGTTCAAAAGCTCGAAGCTGAAATGATCTACTGCGTTGGTGACGCTGCCATCAATCTTTATATCACCTATTAGGTCGCTGCCGCTGTAATCACTTGAATTTACCAGTATTTTTTCACTGCCGGTATCGCTTTCCACCAGTTTTACTTTACAGTGCGGTGTATCAGGCGCAGCCATAATAATTCACTGGTTGTACTCTATAATTGTTATATCAGCTTTTATCATATTAGGTGTGATGTCCGGCGACTTATTCCAGCCGTTAATGAAAAGCTGTGCCTTCCAACTAGTCCGGCCATCATCCTCAGTAAACTTTAACTCGATCTCATTTTCTGCAAAGGCCTTTAACTCGGATTCGTACTCGTCAATAGTTTTCTGCTTCCACATACTGTCCGTGACAAGAATGGTGCCTTCTACTACTCGGCTGCTCCGGCCTACATACTGCACTTTGCTACCTTCACGTTTAGGTATTTCGTGCCAAACCTTTCCATCACCTTTAAGGTAGCCCTCGGTTTTACTGTCAGCATCCCAGTAAAGAGGCAGTTTGGTACCTCTGACATCCGCTTCAATATAGTTTAAGTCGGTTATTCCCATAACAATTTACACTCCTTTAGCTCTTAAACGCCTTTCAACCTCTGAAAGAAACTCGTCAGGGTTATCGGTTTGAACAGTATCAATATTTACAACTACACGCTGGCCACCAGATCTACCAGTATTTCCTAAGTTGGTTACCTGTCCGGGGTCGAAAAGAGGGCCTGCAAAGTTTTTACGCCGCACCGCGTGCTCCAAGTTATCCATATAGTTGTCCACAAAGTCCTCCGGGCCGTGCTTCCAGGCATCGTACAAAGGCCCTACTTCCGGCGCACTACCTCCGAGGTAGCTGGCAACGTCATCAGCAGCATCCTTAACATCATCAATTCTTTCACGTATCTGCTCCTCAATACCGTCCACGAACTCGTCAACCATATCCTTAGCCCATCCCACAGCATTGTTCGACAGGTCGCTGAACCAGTTTTTGATCGTGGTCCATACCTTTTTGGCGGCGCCATCCCAGTCACCACTGGCTTTGTCCACCCAGGCAGTTATCCATTCATCCACCCAGGTTTTTACCCAGCCTACGAATTTTTCCCACAGCCGTTTCAGCCAGTCCTCAACGGTTTTGAAAACCCGTTCAGCACGGCTCCACCATTCAACAGCTTTATCCACCCAGGTCTGAGTCCATTCATCCACCCAACTGGTTACCCACTGCACGAAATCATCCCATAAACCGGTCAGCCAGTCTTCGATAGTTTTATACACTTCCTCAGCCCTGTTCCACCATTCAACAGCTTTATCCACCCAGGTCTGAGTCCATTCATCCACCCAGTCAGTAACCCATTGCACGAAGTTGTCCCAGAGTCTGTGAAGCCAGTCGTCAATAGTTTGGTAAACCTCCTCGGCTCGATTCCACCACTCCAATGCCTTGTCCACCCAAGTTTGTGTCCACTCGTCAACCCAGTCAGTAACCCATTTGACGAACTCATCCCACAATTTTTTAATCCAGTCTTCAACCGTTTGGTAGACTTCCTCAGCCCTGTTCCACCATTCTACAGCTTTATCGACAAAAGTTTGTGTCCATTCGTCCACCCAGGATTCAACCCAGCCTACGAAATCCTCCCAGAGTTTTTCCAGCCAATCCTTAATCTTTTGGTAAACCTGTTCCGCACGACTCCAGTATTCCTGCGCCTTTTTCACAAACTGATCTACTACATCGTTGGCCATATCGTCAGCCCATTTTACAAAGTCCTCCAACAGTTTTTTAGCCCAGTCACGGATCTTCTGGTAGAGTTCTTCTGCACGGCTCCAAGCCTGTTTAGCAGTATCTATAATTTTATCGATGAAGTCCTGGCCTGACTGTGTCCCCCACTCCTTGAACTTTGTTATCAATCTCTGTGCCCAGTCACGTATTTGCTGGTAAACCTCTTGAGCACGGTTCCAGACTTGTTTAGCTTTCTGTATGAAACCGCCTATAAGCTCGTTGGCCATATCTACGGCCCACTGAGCAAAGTCGTTTATTATACCTTCTATCCACTGTTTCATACGGCTCACGATTTCCTGTGTGCGCTGCCATTTCTGCTTGGCCTCGTTAACGAATCCGCCTATAAATTCCTGCACCCACTGTGTTACCCACTGCGCTATCTTACTCTGTGTCTCCGTAAACCAGGTCTGTATACGGGTTACTATCTCCTGCGTCCGGTTCCATTTCTGTTTTGCACCCTGTACTAAACCGTTTACAAGTTCGGAGGCCCATTGTTCAGCGCCCCTTGCAACATCATCCTGGACATTCTGCATCCAGGTATCGATTCTTTGAACTATTTTAGGTGTTTCACGTGCTATGAACTCTATGGCTTTCTGCACAAGAGTGTTTATCAGGCTCCAGGCCAATTCTGTAGAGGCATTACCTAGTTCGTATGCAAGTTCTGCCAGTGTTACCGCCAGGTCTGTAAGTATTTCAACACCGGCTTTCCTGTTTGCACCTCCGGTAGCGGTATCCACCATCCATTGAAGTGCTTTCTCTATTACATTTGCCATTGCGGTACCGAGTTTTTCAGGGCCGTTGTTACTCATCCAGTTTCTAAGCCCGGCAAGTATTTCCTCGGCTACTTGGTCGAGTCCTATGGTTGCACCTCGTATCAGGTTGGCCAGGGCTGTGACGGCGGCACCTACGAAGTCCAGGATTGCCTGTGCTAACTCCTTTTGGGAAGGGCCTTCACCGCTGCCATTCCATAGACTGATTATTAGGTCGCCTATGGTGTTCACTACTTTACGGCCTAGCTTCTGGAAATCGGTTTGGTTCAAGCTGTCAGCCACATTATTTAAAACGTTTACTAGTTCTTGGCGCATTTCCCCTGCGAAATTAACTATTGCCTGCTTAACATCCTCAACGCTTACTTTCCCTTCCTGCGCCTTCTGTATGAACTTGTCGAGGCCTTCAACTGACTGGCCTAACCCGTCAAGCATATTGTTTACGGCAGGTGCAAGAGACTCACCTATCGTGGTAGAAAGGTTAAGTACATCGTCACGTAAGTTCTGAAACTTTGAAGAAGTACTGTCAATAGCCTTCTCATACTCAGTCTGCAAACTCGTGTTTTCCTCCATCTGGTTGCCGGCACGGCCTAAAGCCTTTTTGGCGCCATCAAGGTTGGTTGATAGGTCGCTTAATGCCTTCCGGCTTGTCGTACTAAGTGTACTACGTAAGGCTTCGGCCGACTTATCATCCTCCTTCATAGCTTTCGCCATCTTCAAGATAGTGCCTGTCGGATCCTCCCTAACCATATTCTTGAACTCGTCAACATTCATACCCAGGGCATCAGCCAGGTCGTTCACCTTTCCAGGATCAAGCATTTCCTGCGCCAGTCTACGTAAACGGTTACCTGCCCTCTGACTTGAACTACTCACCTCGGCTAGGGATGCATTTAGGCCAAATACGTCCTCGCTTTTCATACCTAGGTTTTCAAGGCTTGAAGCCGACTTACCGGTAGCGGTAACAATATCACTTGAGCTTAAGGCCATATTGTTAGAAAGCTCGTTCATAACCGAGCCCAGGTTCTCCATCTTTTCAGGTGGCTCATCCAATACCTTGCTAAGCCGTCCGAAAGCCTGTGCAGCCTCATCGTTTGACAAGTCCGTGGCCGTGGCCATCTTCTGCACCGACTCAGTGAAGTCCATCAGGGAATCCTCACCTTCCACACCCATACGCCCTGCCGCAGCCGCAATACCGGACAGTTCCTTTGTTGTAGCAGGCATTTCACTACCTGAAAGTGTTTTCAAACGATCCTGGAGACTGGACATCTGCTTCTCGTTCATACCAGTGGTTTTTTCCACCTCTTTCAAAGCCTTTTCCAAACTGGCAAAGTCGCTTACGGCTTTACCTCCTACTACTGCTGCTGCTCCTGCTACTCCTGCGGCCGCTGGCGCCACCTTCCCTAGTCTTCCGACTAACCCGCTGGCTGCGGCACCTACGTTTGCAAGTACTCCGGTGGCACGGTCTTCAGCCGTAATCACCAGGTTTGCCTCTCCCAGGTTTCCAATCGCCATTTTATTTTTTCCGTGTTTTTAGTCCTTTGATTCGTTCAAGGTTTTGTAGCCCTCCAGCATATGGTTTTGTTCAAGCACCGTGGTTTTCGCTATATCCTCACGGCTCAGCCCCAGGTCAAGTAGAGCCGCTATACGTTTCTGCTCCGTTTTAATCCTTTCATAATTTTCAACTTCATCTATCCAAGGCTTGTCCTCAAAAGGACTCGCCTCCGTCACCACCTCCCTGCATCCTTTCCACAACCTCTTTCTGATCTTGGCCTGTACTGGCCTCAAGGATTGCAGCAATCAACTTAACCACAATCTCGTACTCCTTAAGATCCTCTGTAAGATCGCTGGGATCAAACAATAGGTCGTAGCTCTCCGGTTCACTACTACCTTCGTATGTTTCAGGGTCAATGATGTGGTTGGTTATGAACTCGATGTCCTCGTCATTTACCTGGTCGGTATCACTGTTTTGCTGATCGGCGTTAATGTAACTGTTTAACTGGCCCTGGGTTACCGGCTTAACCAGTAACTCCACCTCATCATCTTTACCGACTCCTAGTTTTTGTTTTTCGGTTTTGTCAAGTGTGCTGATGGTAATCCACTGCGGGATAAGATTGTCTTTTTCATCCCTTTGATGAACTACCTGTTGTTTTAGGTTCTGTCCAAATTGCGTCATTCTTTTTTGTTTACCTCCTTTCGTAGGAGCAAAATGGATATGTAAGGCAGATATGGAAGGGTCTTTTTCGTAAAGAGCCCTCCTTTCTGCCTTCGGAAAATGTAAAAAGAAAAAAACAGGGTTTTGTTTTTAGCTTAGGCCGTAGCTTGCGGACTGGTTCACGACTTCTATCTCCATATCGCTGCCTGTAAGTGTGACTTCCTGCTCTGTCACATCATCAGGTGCGACTTCCGTAGGTGGCTCATTGATCTCTGCACCGGTAACCTTTACCTGGAAAGTATCGTTGCTACCTCTCTGCCATTTGAAGATTAGGTCGCCTTTTGTGTCGTTTTGCCAGTCACTGTAGAACTGCACGTCGTTAGGGTTGTAGGTTATTGTAACCTCTATCCCTAGGTCACCTGGCACGTGTTCAGCGTCATCATTGCTGCCTTCTTCAGGTACACGTGTGTTGTTGTTCACCAGTTCAGCTTCTATACTCCTTGGTGCAGCGCTGCCAACCGGTATGTTATTCCCGTTGAAACTGCAAGTATCCAGGTCGCTGTGCTTAAAAGGCCGGTCACTAAGCAGACTTGTGCTGTCAGCCGAGTTATTGTTGACACTGGGTACGCTGGCGGCAAAGTACTCCTGCTCTACCTCTACAAAGCTGTCCTCCTCACTGGTAATCGACAGTGTTTCACCTGTACATCCAAGGAAAGTCAGTGTCTTATCCGCATTACTTCCCTGGTTCACTTGGTGGTGCTCCAACGTCACGGATTTAGGGCCCTGTGCTGTTGCTAGTGTGTGGGTGTATGGCCCCGAACCTGTGGTACTCCAGTTTCCGAAAAGGAAGAACTCTAGGATTTCTGCCTCCTGCATATATGTTGTAAATGAAAGACTGTTTTCCTCGTCCAGGCTTACCAGGTCGTGAAGTGTTCTGTCACCGCCTTGTCCACGAACCATTCCTTTTTCCTTAGACTGGTCAGGTTCTACACCTCTAACTATGCCGCTAGGTTGCTGGTCAACCGTAGATGGCCGTGTGCCGAAACTAGATTCTTTAGCTGCGCATAGCTGTGCGTCTTGTCCTTTGTAAACCATTTATTCATCACCTGAGCTGTTGCTCGAAACGTTTTTTGTTTTACCTGATTTTGAAGCATTGTTTTTATCCCTGCGTTTGAACACGTTACTGTCCTCATAATCGTTGTAGACTTCTTCCGGGACTTCGTGGTAACGCCCGTTGTCAGGGATTTCAATGGTGTCCTCGTCGTGGTAAATGGTTTGGTCGCCTTTCCCACGCCTAACTTTTAGTTCGTATTTTGTCATAGCATTTATTCACCTAGTAGTAACAATTTTCATACAAAGGCGGCATCCCACCGCCACTCAATAACTTTTTCACGCAGGCCATCACTCCGGTAACCGCCACGGTTCTGACTATCCACCTTCTCACCATCGTGCAACTCCTCAAGACTATAGCTGTGGCCGTGAGAGTTCGTGCCTGCGGCATCAGGGTTTTTCTTAAGCAAACTGTTTAACTGCCCCACCAAATCCTTGAAATTACGCTGGTACTTAGTTATAATCCTGAAACGGAGGTGGACTGTATGCATCGTGGCAGGATCATCCTCGACTCCTGCACTACCTATGTAGCTGGTAGTGGCCTTAGCCACGTCAAGAATCACAGTTGGAACACGGTGTTTTTTACCTTCCAGTTCGCTGTTAGGCTCGCCGTTGAAAATGAAATAATCGTCTTTGTTCCTGTCGCTGCCTAAAGGATCATTTATTTCGTCACGCAGAAAATCACGTACATTCTGCTTGACATCAGGTTCAAAGTTGTCCGCTGTAATGCTCATAGGTGCGTCGTACACCTTCAAAGGTAAAAACCGCTGACAAAAGGTTGTCGTAACCCTTCCAGCCTAATTTTTTACCTTTCCTAGTTAAACCTGCGAAAACCTTGCTTAAAACATTACCGCAAAAAACTTAGGTAGATAATATGCCGCGGCCTCCGCAGCACCACACCCTAAAAGATAGTAATGCGGCTGCCTAACCAAACAACTAGGTAAATCCTTTTTACTGGTTTCATTAAGGTACGCAGAAACTCTGAAGCCCATAAAAACAAAAGCCAGCACCAGCATAAACTCGTGGAAAAAAGGCAGAGCTAGTGCGTAAGCCAGTAGCCACGGTATAAAACCGTAGCCAAAACTGTGTATTTCATCGCTGTTAGAAAGAAAACTGGTGCTCCACTTTAAATGCCCCTCCACAGCCATAAATCCTATTCACCTCTCTTTGGCCTTACTAAAGCCTCGTAACCTATTACCTGGCCTTTCTCCCCACGTATTTCACGTGCAGCCATAACACGGTAATCCTCGCCGTCAATCTCAACAAGGTCACTGTCAGATACATCTGTAACCGTTTTAACCACCTTCCCTTTATCAGGTATGCGTCCGGCCTCACTCCACTCAGTCTCACTACCTTCATTACCTACTTGGGCGGCGTCAGTGACTTTAGCACGTAGCTTTTCACTACTAGTATCGTACTCAGGGTCGTCGTGCCTGTCATAACCCGTCTGCTCCCGGGTTTTCAACGTGACTTTGCGGCCTCTAACCTTTATGGCCTGCCGTAAATGATTTCTACTAACCATTTATCCTCCTGCTCGTGTGAACTTTATACCTGTGCTTTGCGGCAGCTCCTTTTCGTACATATGGCTGTACATCGTTTCACCGGTTACAGACTCCAAGTCCATATCACCTTCGCTTTCAACAGCCCAGGCACCACGCATCTTCATCTTGACGTAATGACAGGTAAGGTACAAAGCCAAACGTTCCTTCTGCGAATCCTTAACACCGTCACTGCCTTCCAGGTCATCATCAACTTTGGCCTCGGCCAGGCTAACCAGTTTACGCAGCTCGTTTTCACTCAGTATTTCATCTACGTCCACGTCTGACAGGTTCTTAACGGTTTTAGGCGCCACGTAATCTCCCATTTAACTATCTAGTCCTCGAGTTGCACCATTATCTCATCGGCTTTTTCACTGCCTATACCTTTTAGGTCGGTAAGGTAGTCCTTGGTAACGTTTTCACTGAAATCGTCAATACCGTTGTAGTCTGCTGCTATTTTTTCAGCCAGGCTTTCACCTATATACGTTATCTGTGTCAGGTGTGCGGCAAACGCTTCATTTCCTTCCGCTTCCTCCATCTCCTGTATATTTTCACCGGGTTCACTCTGTCCTTTATTTTCACCTTGTTCGGCCTCAGGCATTTTTCCAGCCTCTTTTATTTCATTAACAACTACGATCTCATCGTACCTGTCAACGTATTCAGGTTTTACATCCTTGACTTCTCCTGACTTTATTTCGCTGCCGTCAGGGAAGACACGTTTCCAACTTGCAGTATTCTCAGCTTGTTTCATAAGAAAAAGTTAGAGAAAAGATAAGATAAAAAGGTTTTTGGGGGCCAACGGATCTTCCCCAGTTCAAAAGGGGGAAAACCAAGTGTGGAAACTCGACTTTTTAAATCGAGTCCATCTTGATCAGGCCTTCACTCTGGTACACAACCGGTGCGCCTCTAAACCTTGTCTTATACCTTTGAGTATCATCATCACCGTCATCAAGTCCGACAGTGTTAATCTCCTCAACCAGTACATACTCGGCTACATCCGCACCACCGGCGTAAACCAGTGCGCTATCCGCAGGAACATCTACATCCCAAGTAATCACATCAAACTCCTGCTGAAGCACATCCAATGCCGTACGGCCACCTACGTTGTCATCAACAACTGTAAGCGCCTGGAACTCAGTCCGGTTAAGAACCAGTGTTTTCTGCGCGCCGTAAAGCCCGTCAGGCAGTTGGTCGAACGCACTGTGTATATCCTCCTGGATCTTTTTCACAGTTGCATTACTGCCTTCCCAGCCACCGGTAATACTGCCGGAAACTGTTGCGTTCACCTTGTCCATAAGGCCGTCAATACTCCAATCGCTGTCACCGTTAAGGATAAGATCGTTTTCCTTTTCGGATGTAAGCCTGGATGCACGTGTAGCTGCCTGTGTCGGCAAACTGTTACCGTTCATCCGTGCTGACAGAATATCCTCTCTGTACAGGTCGAATGCGTTACCGACTTTAGGTACGCTGATGCTGCTCTCTGACTTAGCCATTTTAATCACTGGGTAATCACCGCCTTTCACAACTACTTCAGCTTCACCGTTGTCATCCTCTATTTCACGGTAAGTCCAGGTTTGTGTACCTTCGTTCACTCTCCTTGTGGGGAGCACACCACGCATATTCAGACTGGCTTCTGCCTGCTGTATCACAGCCTGTCTTACTTGCTCGGCCTCCTTTTGGCTGAGCAGTGTGTCGTTGGCAATTACGTCGTTGTTCAGTTCTTTAAGTGATTTCATTATTCAAGTTTCACCTCAAGTGTTTCACCGTCTGCTGCACCTTCCAAAGCTCTACCCACCATAAGGTTGGCACTGTCCGTACCGTCACCTGTAATGCTTTGAACTGCTCCACCGGCTGCTGTCTTAACTTTCTCGCCTTCACTTATGGAGCCGCTGGCTTCAAGCCTTACCACTCCATTGATTACAACTGCTACGTTGTCGCCGTCGCTGTGATCTTCCGAGCCACCTGTGGTCTGCGGTAGTGCAACTCCTGAAGGGTTATCGCTGGCTGTTGCCTCTGCGACTTCAATCTCTGTGCTTCCGTCAGCTACAACTGCTCCCGCAGTGATGCTGCCGTCCGCCTGCCGGTTAAGCACAAAGTAATTGTTTTCAGGGTATGCCTTCACACGTTCTTCTGTGGATACCATTTCTAGCTACTCACCTTTGTTTGTCCGTTGATTTTGTCGGGTTGTAGAGGATTGTCATCCCGGTCCTGGGAGGTGTGTACGCCGCGCGGAGTACGGTTTACGTGGCCATCACCTTCACCATCGCCACCGCCTTCTCCGTCTTTGTCCTGGTCTGGCAGCATTTCCTTTACGTCCTTGAGCTCGTCGATGGTCTTGTCCTCCATCTTTTCCTTGTCTAGGCCGTGGCTGTCCACGAGTTCCTGGACAAGGTCTTGCCTTTCGCTTTCCTTATAACCGTTTAGTTCTTCTTCTAAACTGTCAATTTCCTGGTTAAGGTCGGCGATTGTGTCCTCCTGTGACTGGACTTCGTCCTCTAAGTTTTCAACCTGGTTTTCCAGGTCATCGATTTTTTGATCTTTTTCATCTGACATAGTATCGTCCTTGTCTAAGTCTGGACTATCCCCGCTTAAAAGGTTTTCTTCATTTACTACCTCACCGTTACCACTATTATTACCTACAACAATATGGCTGTGATGCCGGCCGCAACCACAATCCCGGACACCCGGCTCCAAACCAGCAGCCACCAAAGCATTCTTTACCTCAAGCTCCCCGTCCGTACTATTAACCGCAACATCAACCACGCCGCCGTTACTGTCCATATTAGGTAGTAAACCACAGCCCTCCTCACTGCTACAACGCCCCTTACTATCAGGGCTTAAACTTGCCACGTGATCAATAACAATATTCGACTGCACCACGTCATACTCCTCGCCATCAAAACTACCTTCGTCAGCTAACTCGTCCAGGTAAAAACCTATACTTACATCTGTACGCCGCCCTCCCTTAATCTCAGTTACCACTTTAGGCTTAGTCCTATCCTTTAGAATATGCAGATCAGCGACAATACGGTTCTTATCGCTGTCAAAAACGGCATTCCGTGTAAAACCTAGGATCTGGTCCTGCTCAGTTACCACCCCTGTCTGACTAGGATGTCCGTCAGTTACGTAAGCACCGTCGGCAGTGAAAGCCGCCTCCTCAAGAGCTGTTGCAGGTTTTAATGCTTTATACTCGCCGTAGCTCTGCACCATTTCCTGTGCAATAACAGCAGGTACCACCAACTTATCCTCCCTTTCCTTGACTTCGTCAGTAAGGAGTTCGGCAGTGTCCTGCACAAACTTCCGCGTTGTCATAAACAATTGTTTCAAAAGTTCTGCTTAAAAGAATAATCTTAAAGCAGACGCGCCTCATCTTCATCACTTGGTTTACTTTTCCGGCCTTTCCTTATAGTGGTGCTATCGAACTCGTTATCTTTATCTTTTGATTCGCTGTAAACAGGCTCCAAACCGAAATGTTTTACACGTATATGATCCTGCAAAAGTTTTAAACTGTCAAAATCCCTGTCACACTTCTTACAGCGCCTATCACCGAAAGTATGGTTAAGGTAAAACTCCAAAGGTGTTTCACAGCATTTCATCCACCATCTCCTCGTTGTCGTAGTAAACAGGTACGTCGGCCTCCTCTAAGTACGTGTTGCTCCTATACAACAAATTATGCAGATAGTTATTCATAATCCTTTGAAGGCGGCGATTCCAGTAATACCTTTTCAAACATACAACTATTACATATAATATTTCCCTCCCTATCCGTCCAATTACGGCTCCTCCAATCATCTACATCCCCCACAGGCGTACCGCATCTAATACAGTCAACAACATTCACAGGCCGTCACCGTTCAAATGCTCAGCCATCTTACGCCTCAACTCCTTTTTACGGCTTTCCCTAGTTTCAAGTTCTTCCTCTTTAAGATATTCGTAACAGTACTCAAGATTGTCCGGCTCCCTAAAACCATACCTAAACTTTTTAGGAACCTCTCTTTTCCGCACCCACTTCCTATTCTCCGAATAAAGGTTTAAGAGCTGGCCTACAAAACCACGCGTGGTTTTAACGCCGTTCCGTCTTAAATTGCTTTGAATAAAAGGTGCTGTAACCCCTTTAAACTGCGGCGTAACCTTCTTTTCCCTTCTATAAGCACGTTTATGCCATTCCAAGTAACATATTATAGCATCCTTAACCTCAAGCTCTCTCCAGTCAGTACTTATTAAATTTTCAACTTCCTGCCTGGTTAAAAGGTTTTTAGGCTGTAAACCTGTCATAAATTTTTTCACCCTGTAACCTTGCCATATTTTTCCTCTATACGGTCACTGATTTTGCTGCCGTTTTTCTTGGTTTTAAGTGTTGGTGCGGTATCCCGGCCTTCTTTAGCAGCCTGGCTTAATACGTAGTGGCATCTGCCGCAGATACCGTCGTATGTTTCTACTTGACGTTTTGGCGCTAACTGGTTGCAGCGCCCGCATTCCTTGTTTTCGTACCAGTCATCAGGTAAAAATTCACTCATCGGTATCTATTTGATACGGAACTGTTGTTTATAATTTTACTGATAACAAAAAATTAAATAAAAAATGAAGAGGAGGGGGAAAGGGGGAAACACCTCTTAAGAGTTGTTCCAAGTAATGCAACCTTTTAAACTTTCCCTGTGTTTTTTACCTGTAAACGTTTCAGTTAAGTTTCAGCTTTCCCCTATGCCCTTCCTAATTGTTTTTTAGGTATTCTCTTAGTTCATTTAAGCATTTCCTGCTGCAATACGTTCTATTGCCAAAGTTTAAACCCGCATCATTTACGGGTTCACCACAGGTAAAGCAGTAGCTCTCTCTTTTATCACGTACCGGTTTGTCAAGCACCATTTGTTTAACCACCTCACAGGCCAAACTTTCCAAAGGGTTTTTACGTGTTTTAGTCTTCCTCAACAGCCTCCATACTAATAACGTAGTAAAAGAGGCCGGCAGGTAGGAATAGCAGTGTCAGGGTAATAAACAATATCCAGCTCCCCTTAAACCTTGTCTTATACGTCTTACCCATCTTTAGTCACCTCCGTTAATGCCTGGCGCAGCACCTCAACACTTACTTCCTTACCGGTGCCGCCAGTGCTCCGTGTCAAGGTTTTAATGTAAGCAACTTTGCTGGCCGTATCCATTGCGTGCCAGTGTCGGCCACTCCGGAAACGTTCCAGCCATTTCTTAGCACAACTCTCGTCCGCGTCAGGCAGTTTTTCAGCCATAAACTTGGCATACCTATCTCTATGCGCGTTAGGCTTGTCCCAGCCGTTTAAAGCGGCAAAGCTGCGCCAGTCCTGCTCAATTTGTTCCCTTTTCAAATCTTGTGAGCTCATCTTCCTCAGCCACCGCCTTCTCAAAAGGCTGCAATTTTTCCTCAGGTTTCAAAACATCTTTATGCCGCTTGTACTGCTGGAGTGCCAGCACCAGCTCCAGTTCACTGTAATCATTCCATTGCTCTACGTACTCACGGAGATTCCTCACCCTTTTACGTACATACTCCTGATGTCTCTCCGGGTTTTCAAACCAGCCACGTTCCTCAGCAAGGTTCACGCGTTCAATAAGTGTGGAGAGGTGGCTCATAACTAGTCCACCTCCAAGCTGTGCTTTTCCTCGCCGTCAAGGTAAAATTTTACTCTGCCGTCCGGTCTGGCTTTAACCTTGTCAGCTAGGAAAGCCTGGCCATCCTCTTTTTCCAGCTCGTAGGCCGGGTCCACTGTATCTTCAAGTTCTGATGGCGTTATACGTGCATTTTTCAGCACTTTTACGTACTGGTGCGCCACTTCTTTAGCTTTCTTCACCATTATTCGCCACCTCCTACCACTATCTTATCCTCAGCCAGCAAATCAGTTTCATCCTCAAGCCCTTTTGTAAGCTGTTCCTGACTTTCTTCCAGTATTTTCTGCGCCCTTCCGTGGCATACATTGTAATACCTTTCACTCTCAATCTCCTTGTCGTGGGTAATGTAGTTAGTAACCGCATTATACAGTTCCCAACGGCTAAAGGTTTCAGTACCTCCCTCCAGTTTTTCCCTGATAATGGTTTCGGAGGCAGTCTTGGTCAGCCCTGCATTCCTAAGCACCCTGTACGCCATAACACGTTCAAAATAACTGTCCTGAGCCTCAAGCACTAGTTCCTTAAACTGTTCGCTGGCATCCATCAACGTTTCAATCCAGTCCTTAACCTCCTCAACTATGTCATTGTCACCAACGTGTGCAACACTCATACTCTCTACGTCCACCAGGTCACCGAGCATCATACCGTTGCTACAAACCAGTCTTACGTGCATCGCACGGAGCTTAACCGCCGAGCTTTTATCGTAACTGTTGGTAAAACGGAGCCCTGTCATATACTCGCTGTCACCGTCAATACTGAACTTATCCTCCGTGAACTTTACTTCTACAACAGCGCGGTTACCCTGGTTACGTGTCTTAACGTGGCCCTCAACATTTAATCCGAGGTCTTGCAATGCCTGTATAACCGGTTCTGCGGCTTCTTCGTGCTGTATCAAATCGTACTTGTCACTTACAACCGCCGCCAATTCTTTAGTTCTTTCGTTTACTACTGCGAATTTCTTGTTTTCAGCAGTATGTTTGATCTTTTTCGTGGTAACCGGTTCATCTTCACGTGCCTTGTCCTGGCTGATTGTTTTTCCTCTATGAAGGGTTTCAAAGTGTGCTTCAGGTAATGAAGCTATTTGCGCATCTAGTTTGCCGTAGTCGTTAAAGTGTGTCATTTGTGTTTCCACCTCACAAATCTTTCATCCGTGTTAAGACTATATAAACAAAGCTGCGAGGCCGTACAACTGAAGAAATTACCTGTTTACGGATTTTTTCATAATACTTATTATACGGTCCACATTCCGCTTAACACTAGGCTCGAAATGGCCAGAGGGGCTTTGACTGCTCCAACCATCCTCCAAAGCAAAAACCTTGCCCGGCTTGTCACTGCTGCCAAAAGCTAACTGGTTCCACTGAATCTTGGCGTGGTCAATACTTCTTTTGAACTCGCCGGTGTCCACGGCCGCAATACCTTTACAATAACGTACCAGCATATCACCGACTCCGCCACCGCCGTGCAATCCTTCCTCAATACCTTTCTGCAACTCGGTTTCAGCCTCCTTAATCCTCAGGTTGTCTTCAACACTGATATTAACCATTATTATTGGGTCACGGCTCGTTAGTTTTACGTACACCACTATCTGTGGTTTGCACCAAACCATTTGAATCGGTTTCCACCAGGCTACCTACCGTATCAGTACTCCTGTCGCTTACAGGCTCAGTTACTATATAACCATCCTTACCTGATACCAAGCTAGTGGTTCTGTCACGATAACCTATACCGCCGCTTTCAAAAGTAGTATCAGTAACAGTTTCCTGGTCCATTTGGCTGCCTAAGTGGCTGTAAACGGTTACAGTGATCGTGCCGTCGGACGCCCAATCCACAACACATCTATGCCACTCATCATTGTTAAAATCCGCGGTGAAACCGCCGTTAAACAAATTGCTGCTGCTGCCGTTTTCCCTTTTGAAAATACGCCAGGAGTTATAGCCCTCGTTGTCAAACTCTACAGCATAACAGTTATCAGGAGGGCTGCCATCACTGGTTGCATTCTGTATAGCAAAGTAAGTCTGCATATAATCACCGTCGCTAGGGATGAACCAGAACTCAAAAGTGTCACCCTGAACAGGGTAAGAGTCTAGGCCTGAATCACTTTGCATACTATGCCAGTTACCATCACTCGGACAGTCCAGAGAGGTGTTACCGAAAACACTGGCCGTACTAGTATCATAATCACCGGTATCACCTGTGTAGTTGCTGAAAGTGTTACCGCTTTCAAAATCATCTACCTCTAAAATATCAGAGTAGTACGTCATATAGATGCTGAGCCGCCGGTTAAAATCAGTGTTTTTACCCGGGTCACTAGGCGGAGTGCTCGAATAGGTTTCATTTGAGTTGCTAGCCCACATCTCATCACTGCCTCCGCTGTCGTAGTAACCGTAAGGACTACCACTGCTGGCACCATCACTCCACATCCATAAATGGCCTTCACGGTTTAAACCACTTAGATCTTTCAAATTCTGCACCGGCTTAGTAATCCACCGGTCATCAGTACCTACAAACTCGTTACTGTAGTCCTCACGGCTTATACTGGCCGCGCCAACACCGCCGCTGTACAAACCAAAATTGGTTTGGTACTGAGTGCCACTTGTGTTAAAGTAAGCGGTTATACTATGCGCCTGTCCACTACTGGGGAAGCTGCCGTAACCGCTGCTCCCACTAAAGTTAGTACGTCCATTTGTTATGTAACCGTACTCAGTGCCGCCCTTGGTTTCATAACCTGTTGTCGGATCCACCACAACCGGGTAAACAGCAGTATTCAGAAATGTTTCAGGTACCTTTACACGCATTTCACCGCCTTTAATTTCCAAGTCGGCATAAACACTGTCACCACGCGCATCGGTTACTTTAGGCCGGTAAATATGGAATGCCTTACCCACTTTATACTTATCCGCACGCTCACTGCTTCTATGGATACGGCCTTTGCTATTATGGTAAACCGCGTAACTACCTACCACAGGCTCAGGCCGCCTGATTATAACACCGCCGCTTTTGTCGTAAGCACGTGTAGCCGTCACCTTATCCACGCCCTCCTCATTTAACACATTCTGCTCTTGGTAAAGAGGTGGCTGGTAAAGAAACTCCAGGCCCTTAGTGTCGATTTCAAAACTGAAAACATTATTATCAGGCCTTTCTTCTAGAACTATGTCTATTTCAACGCCTTCAAAACCTTGGCCACCGTTACCTATCCCAGGTAGTTCACTGCCTGTCAAAGGGTAAGCTCTTACACGGCCTGTACCATCTACCAGCCAGGTTTCAGCCACCTGCTTCACCGCCTTATCCTCTATGCCTCGTACCTTTATGGATTGCTGGCTTTCCCTGGTTTCCAGAGTAGGTTGTTTAGGCCGGATTTTTAACTGGGTTTCACCCTGCCACTCCTCAAGCACCACCAAATTCCTATTGTCTGGGTTTATTCTTGCTGGGCCTTCACCTTCAACAGGCACAAAAATATCCATAAAATTTATTCAATCCTCCCGTAACATTTTATCGACGCGTTTACCGTGCCACCAGTATCATTATCCACCTGTATGTAAACATCCTCGCCGTCATTACCTGTGATAGTGGAAGTGTTTACAGTGTTTAAGTTAGATATTACCGTGGAGCTGCTGCCATTACCCCATTGAAAACGTACAGTGAAACTGGTATTAGATGAGCCACCGCCTTTCTCTGTAACCTCTAAACGTTCGATAGTGAACTTTTCACCGCTGTCCACCTGCACACGTTCAATTTCATCATTTTCAAGGCTGCTCCCCCACTGTGTCATACCCGTGGCAAAATTATACGTGTATTTAGTCCGGTTGTCCACATAGCCTTTGGTAGCAGCATCATTAGCATTACTGGGGCTGCCTAAACCGGTAATCCTTGTGCTCCCCATAGCGATCCCTGCGTTGAAACTTTGTTGTTGAGTCCAGCCCATATCACTGCTCCGGTCCATCTCCGTACGGGTAACTGCATCGCTGTCAATTGTAACCTCTGCCTCACCTGTGGTAGGGTTTGACAAGGAGAAATGGTTTTGGAAGTCTATAAGTTCTACACCTGTCTCCGTAGTAGTTCCATCATCTTGAACTTCCAGGCTACTCCCTGTGGAAGCATCAACAGTTATATCACCCGAACCATTATCGGTTACTGAAAGGTTGTTTCCGAAGTCAATTATGGACGTATCGCTGTAAAGACTGGTGCCGCTGTCCTCCGTTGATACCTGTGTATCATTATCCGTAGCTGAAACCGTAATCACGTCGTTGGTGTCGTCGTAGTTTACAGTGGCAGCGCCACTACCTGTCATTATACTTCCTACGGCGTCCTGAGCATTTTCATCACTGTACTTGGTGTGGTGAGCATCTGAAACACTGTCACTGCTTACGTCACTTAGTTCGCTGGCACTGCTGGTCTTACTGTGATGCGCATTACTTGTACCTGTATGGTTGTCCAACTCCGTCTGTGTCGCTGTATCGAAACTGAGCTTACCGGTTCCTAAACTATTGTCAGAAACCTTCAGCGTGTTGTTGGTGTCGTCGTACGTCAAAGTGGAGTCTGTAATAGTGCCTACTGCGTCCTGGGCCTCCTCATCACTGTAACGTGTGTGGTGTGCATCACTGGTAGATGCGTGAGGATCCAAATTAACAGTGTTATTTGTGTCGTCATAAGTGAACTGGGCGCTCAGTATCCCACCAACAGCATCCTGAGCCTCCTCATCACTATACCTTGTATGGTGAGCGCCGCTGGGAGCACTACTTAAATCACCGTGGCTTCTACTGCCAAGATTAGCCAGGCTTAAATCGGACTCAACCACGGTAAATGTTAAACTGCCACCGCTGTCATCATAAGAAGTGCTTATACCCGTACCCGCCGCCACCAAAGCATTGACTCGGTCATCAACCCGTTCATCACTATAATACAAATTGCTTCCTTCGCTAAGGTCGTCAGTGGAAAACTGGGAGAGGCCTGTCAAACTGACAGTGATAGTATTGTTAGCATCGTCGTAGCTTACTTGTGTGTCTGTGCTACCTGTTAATGCACCCGCCACATCGTCCTGAGCACGTTCACCAGTATAATACAGATTAGATGAGCCTTCCGACAGGTCGTCCGTACTAAACGGCGTAAGTGTTACATCAACCTCGTCATTACCGGAATCCAAGTTTAGGCCTGTACCCGGCTCAAAACTCAAAGTAATAACGCCATTACTGTCATCATAAGCCTTTGACAAACCCGTATCTAGGCTTAAGGCTGTGTTTACATCATCTTCAACTCTTTCCGTGGTATAGTAAAGGTTGTTGCCTTCACTGAGGTTGTCCGTGTTAAACTGGCTCAAACCGGTTAAACTAACCGTTATACTATTGTTAGCATCATCATAACTCACATCAGTGTCTGTACTGCCACTTAACGCAGATGCCACGTCATCCTCAACACGTTCACTGGTATAATACAAGTTGCTTCCTTCACTTAAGTTATCGGTGCTAAACTGTGTCAAACCTGTCAAACTTACAGTGATAGTGTCGTTGCTGTCATTATAAGCCACATCAGTATCCGTACTACCTTTTAATGCGTTGGCGGCTGCATCCTGAGCACGTTCACTTGTAAAGTAAAGGTTAGACGTACCTTCACTTATACCATCCGTACTACCTGTTAAATCACTTGTATCTACATCTACGCTGGCTCCCAGGCTGACCCTGTTACCGGCCACCGTAACCGTTTCATTTTCAAGCCGGCCCTGCGGAACCCAGTTATTACTTTGGCTGTAAACAGTGTTACCACTGCCGTCCGTAAAGTCGCCGCTGTTCAGTTTAACTCCGCTGTCAAAAGTGTGCAAACTTGTCCAGGTAATACTGATGCCTTGGTCTATTTCATACGTACCTACTGCGTTTTCAGCCACACCTAAAGTAGTAGCTGTATCCTCCTCCAAGCTGTTACCTGCAACCTGTGCAGGATTCAACCTTACGGAGTCACTGCCATCGCCTTCCAGGCCATTACCCAAGTTCACTTCTAGTTTGTCGCTGCCATCGTCGCTGAGGAAGCTGCCGGCAAAGTCTACAGGCTCTAAAGTTATATTTCCTGCACCATCTCCTTTCAGGCCTGTACCTATATCGACTTGGAGGTTGTCACTGCCGTCATCCGTCAGGTATGTACCGGCAAAATCACCCGGCTCAACATTCATAGTTACACTACTGCCTAAAGCCACATTCCCTGCGTCTTTTAACCCGTCACCCGGACTTACACTTACACTGTCGTTTTCCAAGCGGGCCTGTGGAATCCAGTTATTGCTTTGATCGTAAACTGTTTTGCCCGCCGCATCCTTTAGGTCGCTGTCCACCTGCAAAACCGGTGTAAACGTAACCTGTTCGGTTATAGAGTTCACGTCAAGTATCCGGTCACCTTTATAGTTCTCTAATAGTAGGTTGCCGGTGTCGGACTGGCTGAAACGATAGTATGCTCCTTTCGTGTGCTCCGTGGTTTCCCAAGAGTTGAACGTGCTACCTGTCACGACTTCAACGTGATAAGTACCTGTTCCCAGGCCGGCTTCCTCCTCTATAAAGGTAAACACGCTGCGGCTGTTATTACTGATTGTTAATGACTTGGTTTCGCTGGCTAGCAAAACACCTGTGGTATCGCTGCCCTCATACAGTTCAACTGTTACGTTTTCAGTAGCCTGGTTCTGCGTAGGGTTCTCGATTTCAACCTCCACCTTACTGTGGTAATCCCTATCCTCGCTGCCTTGGAAGTTAAAGCTGTCAGGGCTGGCGGACTCTGTAACTGTTTCACCAGGGTCGTGGCCGTGCTGAAAATCACCTGCAAAACTATGCAAACCAGTCCAAACAGGGCTCATACCCAAGTCAAGATTAGAAGTACCCAGGCTAATTATATTCACCACGTTACTCTGGTCTTTATACGTAAACGGGCTCTGTGTGAACATTTGGCCGGCCTTATCCTGCACCTCCTCCGTCCCCAATTGAGTGTTCGTGGCCTTAACTTCCACGTCCACCTGGCTGCCTCCCGCATCACTCACGTTTACGGAGGCGGCGTCACTAGCTGTAAAGTTCAGGTCGTCAACGCTTTGAACCACCGTACTCCCGTCTTTAGCCACGTTAATATGCGTATCACTATCCGTGTCGGTGCTACTGATCTCGATTTCATTACTGGCATCGTTATAACTTACACTGGTAGCGCCTGAACCCTTTATTGCCGGCCCGATTATATCCTGCACCTGTTCACTGCTCAACTGGGTGTCCGTATCAGTAACATCCACGTCCACTGTTACGCTGCCGTCCCCATCATCTTTTACGGACACGGTGGCATCGTTGCTGGCCGTAAAGTTAATATCGGACACATCAGACAACACCTTACCGCTGTCTTGTGACACGTCTGTATGCGTATCAGTATCAGAACCGGTAATCGTCACTGAGTCATTTACGTCGTCATAATTAACCGTGACACTGCCGCCACCACTGGCTATATTCCAGGCCCGGTCCTGTATTTCCTCGTCACTCCTAAACGTATCCGTATCAGTACTGCTTATCTCTATGGTGGCCGAGCCATCACCATCATCAATTACATTTATACTGGCGTTGCTTCCGGCGTTAAACTCAATATCCTTAGTATCCGCTACCACAGTCCCGCTGCTGTCACTTACGTCAGTCCGGGTATCCGTATCATTATCCGTGGCCGAAATAATCAAACTATCGCCGCTGTCATCATAGCTTACTGATACGTTACTGCCAGCCGTAATCAGGTTGGCCGCTGCATCCTGAGCACGTTCACTTGTAAAGTAAAGGTTGCTGGCCCCCTCTGCCAGGTCATTGGTAGTACCTGTCAAATTAGCCACATCAATACCGCCTTCTAACACGTTCAACGTGTCACCTGACTTACTCATTGCATTACCCGCCGTGATTTGGCCGGCACCTGAAAACTGGACAAAGTTTAGCGAGGTGCTGCCAACATTAACCGGGTCACTTGTTTTCAGGACAAAACCCTGGTTTCCGTGAGTGGAGCCCTCCTCCACAAACGTAAACAGTCCTGATGTTACCTCGGAATCCTCATCAGCATCATCAGCCCGCACCCAAGTAGTCTGGTCATTTGCGTTGACGGCCTTGTAAATACCGTTTTCGCTTCCAGTACCCTGGTCTTTAAGCAGCACCCTATCACCATCATCCAAGCTAACACCGTCTAAACTTCCGTTGCCTGCACTGTTAAGGCTTATACCCTGAGTTGAGGCAGCACGTACACTGCTTTTAGGATCAAGCCCTGTTTCCACAGCATCAACATAAGACTTGGTGGCCGCATCCTGCTCATTACCAGGGTCACCAATGTTTTGAATAACATTTCCGCCTGCATCGAGCCCACCACTAAATGTATGCAAACTTGTCCAAGTAGGGCTCATCGTGGCATCAACTTCATTACTGCCTACTGCATCAGTGGCAATATCGTATTCTGCGTAGTTGTTGCTGTCGTTGTACTGGTAGTTTAAACCGTTGCCGGCCTGGAATAACTGGCCTGCAACATCCTTAATCTCCTCATCAGTACGGTTCTGCACATCTACATCCAGAGTCACCGTGCTATCGCCATTGTCACTTACTGTCACTGTTGCGTCGTTGCTGGCGGTGAACTCTATGGCCTCACAGTCACTAACCACCGCACCACTACTATCCTTAACCGTTAAACGATCGCCTTCAACAGTCACCGCATCATTACTATCATCATACGTAACGGTTACGCTGCCATCTCCGGACGCTATGTTCCAGGCCTCGTCCTGTACATATTCGCTGCTTCTTTGCTGGTCTGTATCTGTGGCTCTTATTTCAACTGTGGCCGTGCCATCTGTATCATCAACTACATTGACAGAGGCGGCGCTACTAGCGGTAAAGTTAATATCGCTGGTCTGCGCTAAAACCTGTGTACCGCTTTGGCTTACACCAGTCTGCGTATCACTGTCAGTACTGCTTATGGTAAGCACATTGTTGCTGTCGTTGTAACTAAGTGTGATGTTGCTGCCGCCGGCCAACAAACCACTTACCCTATCATCAACACGTTCACCAGTATAATACAGGTTAGAAGTGCCTTCACTGAGATCATCAGTGCTGGTGGAGGCGAAACTTAACTCATTACTACTATCGTCGTAAGTAAAGGCTATTGCACCGTTGGCCACCACGTTATTACCTATTACGTCCTGTATCCCCTCATCACTGCGCGTCGTATTATTGTCCGTACTGGAGATGTCCACGGTAACCGTGTTATCGCCGTCATCAGTTACGTTTACGGAGGTGTCACCGCTGTCACTGAAGTTTATATCGTCAACACCGCCCAGTATTTCAGTGCCGGCCTCACTAACACCTGTATGCGTATCAGTATCCGTGCTAGAAACTGTCAAAGTATCTGCGGCATCATCGTAATTCAGTGAGACGTTACTACCGGCCTTTAACAAAGCATCAACTACATCCCTGATTTCCTCATCACTACGCGTGATATCCGTGTCACTGGCCGTAACCTCTACCTTTGCACCGCCACCGCCCTCATCCGTAACGTTCAAGCTGGCATCGCCGCTAGCCACAAAGTTAAGATCTGCAACATCAGCCACCACCTGCGTACCATCCTCCGAAACATTTGCGTGAGTATCCGTATCCGTATCCGTACCGGAAATAGTCACTGAGTCATTTACGTCGTCATAATTAACCGTGACACTGCCACTGCCAGAGGCTATACTCCAAGAAGCATCCTGAACCTCCTCATCACTTCTTTGCGTATTATTGTCCGTGGCCGACACATCAATAGTTGCGCCACCGCTACCATCGCTTGTTACATCTATACTGGCATCGCCACTGGCTGTAAACGTCATACTGTCAGTATCAGTGACTACAACACCATCCAAATCCTCAACACCGGTGTGCGTGTCCTGCTCATACTGGCCATCAACAACTACTTCGCCGTTACCGTTATCCTGCACATCCAGGTGGTCACGGAAGTTAATATCATCAACGCTGGAAAGAATTAAAGTGTCGCTGCTGCTTACATCTGTATGCGTATCAGTATCCGTGCTGGACACCTTTATAGTATTATTAGCATCATCATACGTAACCGTTGTACTGCCTTGGCCCTGGAGGGCTGTGGCCACATCATCTTGAACCCTTTCACCTGTATAATACAAATTACTGGTGCCTTCACTTAGGTCGTCACTTGTTTTACCGGTCAAGTCATTGTCGAAATCCGCAGAGCTGTAATGATCCAGGTCGGTTATTTGTGACTCTGTAATATTTATGCTGGCCTCGTCCACCAGTACCTTTACACTGCCATCGCCCTCATCGCTTACATCAATAGCCGTGGTAAAGTTGATTACGCCCGGCCCCTCGTGTACCTCCGTACCATCCTCCTCGACACCAGGTTTACTGCTGCCAGCACCCGACTCCAAACTAAAACTTATGTCTTCCTCGTCTAAACTGAAGTGTATATCACCATCTGTCATTGGTCGGTTACACCTTCCTCAAAAGGGATCGTGCCCTTCCAAATAGTTTCAGGGCCGTCACCACTACCATCATCAATCTGCACATCAAAATAATGGTCACCTGCCTTAACAGTTTCAGTAACGCCTCCGTTCACAACTAACTCGGTTTTACCGTTCGCCGCATCCGTATGCCCGGTAATCTCCTCCTGTATCAAGGCCTCACCATCAGAATCATCCACATTCTCCTTAACCGTGAACCACAACGTCCAACCAGTAATATCCTTTTCAACAGTTTCATCCCTGTCACTCCAGAAATTGAACGTGTACTTAATCCTGTCGCCTTGAATAACAGTGTTGGGCCAGTCCTGCTTTACAGTTTCAGCCATACAAAGTATTTTTCACCAACCGGTTTTAACGCTATCCCTTCAAACCATCTCTGCTAACCGCAGGGCTATGCCTGCACTGGATATGCGGCAGAAACCCGTCAGTAACCTGCGCCAGGCCCTCACGGCTATAAGGATTACCTGCTTTAATATCCCTGCACGTCTCCGTAGTACTTTCATCGCTAGGGCCCACCCAGTCATACAAATTTACTCCACGACGAGAGGCCTCATCCACAAAACCAATGTTGGAAAGCCTGCCGGTTTCCGTCCTTGCAATACGTTCCGCACGGTAAGCCTCTTTATCAGCCACACCCTCAATATTACGCTTCAACTCAGGTAAACCCATATCTTGGTTATCGTAATAATCACGTATCTGTTGGTCAATACGTTTTTCCACAGCATCCCTGGTATTAGCATAGGCTGGGCGTGTCCACTTATCCACCGCAGATTCCAGTACTTTTTCCCTATGCTTGTCAAAAACCTCGGGCGGCGTAATATTTAACTGGCCGCCAGCCACACCCATCCCTGCACGATAAGCACCTTTTAACTTGTCCTGGGCCTGCCTAGGCTGCTCCTCCTCAAAACTGTCCAATCTTTCATTAACCCGGCGTTTAAACTTTTCACGGTTAAAACCAGCTTCTTCATCATTCCCGGCTTCATCACTGCCTAAAGTGGCCTCGTCCACCAAGTCGGCTATATCCTGGCACAAATTGTAAACGTTACCCTTCAACTTTTCACGTACACTTGTGTAGGCCTGGTACTGCTCCTGACTCCAATTAGTAGGCTCACTCAAATCATAGTCTAGGCTGAAATAATCTTTACGTAAGCCGTCACTTCCACCTATTTGCTCAACCAGGAACTCTCTAGACTCTCTTTTCTGCTCATCGCTAACAGTTTTACTACGGTCAAAACCTATACTTTCTGCCAAAACGGCGTCAGCCTCAACCTCTAAACTAACATTTTCACCTACATCAAAAACGCTATCCTTGCTGTCACCGTCTTTGTCGGCGTTTTCCTCAGGGTCACTAACATCCTCAGGATTACCCTCGCCACCACCGTTTTGCATAGTTTGATCACCTCCCTCCTCTAACTCCTCAAGCCCGGCTTTTTCCAAAGCCTGGTTCAAAGTCATACCGGACTTAGCAAAACGTGCAAAAGCCTTACTACGGTTATTAATGATTTCAGCCTGCTTCTCCTCACTTTTCTCAAACAAATCACTCCACTCAACCACATAACCACTATCAGGGCTTTCCAGCAGGCCGTAACTGATCATACGGTCAGTGAACTCAGTTACCAAAGGCTCAAGCTTATCGCTTTGAAAACTGCTTATATCGCCGAAATACTCCTCCTGATTAATCTCACTGCCAGTAATCTCACCCGCCTCATTACCAAAAAGCACTTGCTTACTTCCACCAAGTGCAGAAGCCAAGATCTGGAACAAAGGCTCAAAATAATTAGTAGGGTCAAGTACTTTACCCTGCGCGCCCTTAAACTCCAGGTCAAACTGCTCCTCATCCAAAACAATATACGGCTTCTCCATTACATTCTGGCCGAACTCATCAGCAAAATCATCCTGCTCACCGCTGTCCAAACCCTTAGTCTTCACCGTGGGAAAACCGGTGCCTGCAAAGAAAAAGCTCTGGCCAGCGCCATACAAAACATTGTCAAAAACCTGTAAACTGTTGTAAACCGGGTGTAAAAGGCCGAAACCCGCAGGATCATCAGTAACCGCGAAACTACGGAAATGAATAAACCGGCTGCGGTGAATCCTTACCTCATCAACCTCATTATCCTCATCACTCCTATCTACCACATAAAACTCGATCTCCCCGTATGTAGAACTGGTAGGATCCTGGTCAATAACATAATCCGTAACCATAGTCTCCTTAATCACATTCAAACCGTTAATCCCCTGTACTTGGCCCGGCTCCACCGGCTCCTCAGGGCTTTTTTCAACAGTTTCCTCAAGGTCAAGTGCCAGGCCTGCACTCCCGTGTATAAACGCGTACTTAGTCTGCTCCATAACACTCTCCTTAAAATCTATGTCCTTCAACAACTGCATCGCAACGTCCTCCCAGCTTTCATTACCCGCATCATACCGGAAAAACTTGTCCCAAGGATCACGGCTTAGTTTGTTGATAGCTTTAAACGCTATCGGGTTACGTATATATGCGATTTCCAGTTGCTCGTTAGTAATCTCGTCAAAAGTACCTGTGCCCTGATCAGCATCCTCTATACCGATACCAGGGCCGTCACCGAAACCACCTGTTATGCTTTTACGCCTGAAACTAGGGATGATATTATCCGCACGCTTTTTCACCCTGTCAGTTAAACTGTCCTTGCTCATAAGAAAAACTTTAGGACGGACAGGTTAAAACAGTTGTGGCCTACACTATTTCGCCTTCCTCCAAAACTGTTTTCAGCTCACCCAAACTGTCAGGTAACTCCTGGGGGTCAAGCACAATAACATCGGCAACAGGCCCGTAATCCCAGAAATTACCTAGTTTCCTGCTCTCCTGCAACCTAGTTTTATCCGACTCAGCCTCGTAAATCAGAAATGTTTCCAGGTCTACAACGTCAGCTATACGGCCGTTCGGAAACTCTAACTCAGTGGCAAAACCGTGCCCCTTTTTACGCAGTATGTAACCAATAGCGGCCTTCACCATAAAATGCTTATAGCCGTCGCCGTGGTAACACACTTTGCCCTTCCGACTGTAAAAATGTTTGTGCCCTACTAGTTCACGCAATGCTATACGCTGCTTTTCCTTTTCCTTTTCGTTCATTGTACATCTCCTTTGTCTCAGCGCCGGCACACACCGGATACATAGCTCCAATCGCGGCCCTGGAATTTACATACCACGCCTTTTTTATTCAAGCTCCTCACCTACGATGTTTTTCCGTGCAGACTGCAAGGCATCCACGTAAAATTTGCTAGTTTCTTTAACGCTGTTACGCCAGTAAACAATCAGTTCATCAATCATTTCCACAGCTTGGTCAAGGTTTTCAGCGCGTTTACCGCCGTCACTGAGGCCGCGGAGTTCAAGTGCCTTACGCTGGCATTCACTGCACCATTTCCCTCCTTTGGTCAAACCATAGTTACTAGCGAATCCTTTGAAAGGCGCAACTTTGTTGTAATTAACACGTCCCTCACTGACTGTATGCGGTATATTGACACGTCCACACATACTGGTTTTCTCCGTCTTAAAAACCAGGTGATCTATACTTTCCTTATTATGCTTTCTGTACCTGAAAACTCTGCGGCCTGCAATAACCTCCGTATCCATACCCATATTTTTCCTTACAACATTTTAGTGTTTTCCGGTTAAGCCACGTAAAAAACAGGGAAAAATTTTAGCCGTTCAAACTGATTTTAAGAACTTCCCTGCCACGTTCACGGTGATCACCGCAAACAAAGATTCGATGGCCTTCGTGTTTAACCAGGTAAGCTGCCTCACTGTCACAGGTATGATTGCTGCAACTATGGCCATTACCCAATTTTAACTCCTTTACTTCCATACGTAGATTTGCGCCTCCTGGGATTTGAACCCAGGTCGCCAAAGGCTTCCTCCCTACCGGCAGATTAAAAATTTACAGTCCTGAAACTGTAGATTCTTCCGCTGCTACGTGCTCGGTTGGTCAATTTACAGGTTCCAACAAGCGCCTCCCCTTTATCAGGTACTACGATTAAAAACCCGTATCCTAAATTGCCTAGCATCGTTGGCCTAACTGGAACAGAGGCGCATACAAAAACAGCACTTGGGCCCAGCCCTTCAGACTCTCAGCTTTTAGCGCGTGGCAGAGGAGTCACATACAGGCCCAAACCCAGTGCCCTTATAATGAATATACGTTTTAAGAGTTAAAAACTATACGCAGGCTCCCTGCCACTCCCACCACCACTCGTCTCAATACCCATAACCAGATAACGCAAACTATCCATCAAATGATCGTTTTCTTTTACAGGCTTCTCCTTACGATTCCTTTCATCACCCTTATCATCAGGATACCTATACGACTGGAATTCCTGCTTAAGATTCTTACAACCATCAGCAATCAACAGTTTGTTACGGCCACGACTATCCTTCTGCAACTTACCTGACAACTTGGTAATACCAGGTATTACATCATTTGTAGCGCCCGTAGCCCTAAAACCCGCCCTTTTCAACTCCTCTATCTCCTCCGGCTCACTAGGGTCGTGATAAATCATATTAGGACTATAACCTTTTTCACGAAGCCACCCAATCAGCTCACTGATACCTGTCCTTGTACGGTAAAACTCGTCAATAACATAAACATAACCGTGCGAATCCACACCAGCCACCACCGCAGCCCGGGGATTAGTGTAACCGCTGTCAGCACCTACAACCATTTTCTTGAAACGCTTAGGCTGCAAACGCACGTGGTCACTGCTCACCACCATACCGTGAGGATCAAAATTTTTGTACACCAGGCCTTCCGCAGCCACCCACTCACCCTTCAACAAACGGTCACGCATCATACCAGTGTAACGCTCCTCCAAACGATTAATGTAATCCTCATCAAGGTGCGGGTTATCGTAAGGCGTTGCAGTGATCACACGGCCCGCCTTCTCTTTGAAAAACATTTGGTAAGCCCAGTGCTGAGGCCCTGAGGGGTTTGTAGCACCGAAAATCTGGCGCATAGGAACCGGATGCCTAAGCCTGGACTCCAAGAACTCAAAGTCACGCCGGGAAATCTCCGTTAACTCGTCAACACCAATCCAGCCAAACTGCGTAGAACCGATTTTAGTCGGATATTCCTCCGGGCCTTTACTATCCAAACCCTCATACCATATCTCGCTGTAATCACCGGGCACTAAAGTCTTATGCACAATCCTGTGCTCCGACTTATTATGGTCAACAATCCAATCACCAGGCAATATAGGCTCTGTATCAGGATCACCGCGTAACAAAGTCTCCAAAGTACTGCTTTTCAAAGTAGAAAACGCTTTACGGGTAAGCAATCCTTTGTTACCAGGCATAGAAATATTCATAAGGAAGCCTTTGGCGCATATGCCAAAAGACTTCCCTGCACCGACTGCTCCACTGTACATTACACGGTCAGCACCGCTTTCAATAAACTCGTTCTGCTTAGCCGTAAAAGTGCGCTGGATTTTCTGCAACTTTTTTTCCCGGGCGGCCATACCCTGTATTTTCCTAATAAGAAATTAAAAATAGGAGGGCTATTCGTACTTTTCCCCCATTTCTTTTATCATTTCACCGGCTTTCTCAGCTCTTTCCCGGCCCTGTCTGAGGCCCTCCATCATAGCCGTGTACGTCTGCAAACCACCTTTACTAGGCATCCTGTTTTTCACCTCCAAGTATTTCAACGCTGGTCTTACAGATTTTCTTTAAAGGAACACCTCTTTCCTTTTCACCGCCGAACGCTTCCTCAAGGTACTTCTCGGTTACATCCTTGTCATCCACCATTATTTTCTGGATGGTACACTGGTAATGAGGGCCGTACTCTCCGCCATCCTTCACTTTATACCGGACTTCCGCCGTCACTGTCATTTCACCGCTTGACGTGTTTTCTGTAAATCTGAAACGGTCACCGCCGCCCATATTAAGTTTCTCGTGGTGCTTATCTAACTCCTTTCCGAAGTGTATCTGGCCGCAGTACATACACATCCCTCCTTTATCATCTTCTGTCATTTTACCGTTACACCTTTTCCTCTGCGGTAAAAAGCTGATCTTCCTGTTCAGCCGTACAGAACGCAGGGAACTGCCTTTTACCGTCACCTACTTCTTCCAACCGTCCTTTTGGCACCTTGACTCTTTTCTCTATTTCTGTACCGCAGCTATTGCACGTGGCTTTGAACTTGATTAGTTCAGGCATATCTGTCATTTTTACAAGTCACGCTCCTCGTTGCCGCAGCTCCTACAAGTGGTAACAACTGTTGTCAACGCCGCATTTGTTTCCAGGTTTTCGCTACCGCATTCAACACATTTACCAGTTTGGCTATTCATCGTTTCCACCTCACAAGTCATTATTCGTGCCAGTTCCTTATAAGGAAAACTGCATAAAAAAAAGGGTTTTTCTACCGACGGCCCCCATCCTGCATCTGCCTACGGCGCTCCTCACGATACTCACGTACACTATCATTATCAACAATACTCTCACCGCTCTCAAAAACAATCTCAGTACGCCGTGCCTGGCCCTGACTCTGCTCCTGACGGACATTAACAGCAGCACTTTCATTACTCCAATCAGTATTATTCTTCAACCAGAAAATCTGTGTACTGGCCGCCGCATCACCATTAATCACACGCTGAAAAATAGCATCCTTAGCACGTTCAGCACGCATACTTTTCTGCTTCCTTTTAGCCTCCTTAACACGTAAGTCGAAATCCTCGTCACTTTGCCGCCAAGTATAAACTGTGGACTGGTCGTAGCCTATGGCCTGCGCTGCACCGTTAATAGTGGTTAAGCCGTCCTCAAGTTTCTCGATAAACCTTTTTTTAGCATCTTGAATCTTTGAATCTTTTTCACTTGTATGGCTTTTGCAAGGCCCTTCATTGTTGTCTGTTCCCCAGCCTGCTGGCCTGGTGCAGGGTTCGCCGTTGGCTGTGACTTTGCCGCATACTTCTTCTTTCATATTGTGTTTTTTCCTGATAACAAGTTATATATTTTTCACCTGTTTCCTAGTATAGGGAGATGTGACAGTTGTGACAGGTTTTGCTGACTCTTTATATAGAAAATCAGTTGTTTCTTCTAAAGAGTTGGAAAACATTGTCACATCTGTTACAGAAATAGCAGTATTTTGTGCGGGAGGGTCGGTATTGCACCTCCATCTGCCCGGTGGATCCCAGGCCGCCTTTTCTAAAATTTAGACTACTCCCGCCTAAAAACAAGCTTGTTTGTTATCAGTAAAAATAGTGGTAAGAACATTTTTTAGTCTTGGCCGCGGCTACTATTCAACTTGATCACAGGCACCTGCTTAGCCCTTTCAATACTTACACTTTCTTTATTACCGTCCACATCCTCAGTCCATACCCGTATATCCCCTTTATCAGGGTTCTCACTTTTAATGTCAAAATTGGCGTGCCTCATCAAACGCTGCTTCTCCTCTTGGCTGCACAGCCAGTAAATATACGCAAAGTTATAACCGTGCCAACGCCGGGCATCAGAGAATATTTTCTGCAATTTTTCTAGGCTGCTGGTGCTCCAACGATGCCAACAACTAATATCGTGTATCAAACCCTTACCCGGAATATAAGTAAAAGCACTGCACTTCTCCCTTCCAATATAATCATAATTACTGGCCTGGTAAATCGTACCGGTAAGGCCTTGGAACCCGGCGGCGTAAGTATAAAGCCACTTATGGTCCGTGTGCTGCTTCAGTTTACGGTGGGTGAAGCTTAGGAACTTTGAGGCGGTGTTGGGCGGCGTCCAATCCAGTACAAAGAAACGGCTAAGCTCCACATAATCACTTACACCGCAAACATCATTATCGAAAAGTTTATTTGGTTTGCCAGCGGGTTTAATTCCGTATCCCCAGACACCTAAACCCGCAAAACTGCCGTCAAAAAACAAAGCCATATTTTACTT